AGTCTTTGTGCCAGTTAGAGCCTCAGCGCTCGGGGCAACCAACCCGCTTACTGCAAGACGATCCCCGTCCGGCAATTCTTCGACGTTACCGCCGACCTCAACCAATGGGCGCCTGTCAGCCATACTGCCCCCTTATGCCTTCGTGATAGTGAGGCCGGGATCAAAGGCGACTTCTGTAGCCGACAGGGCGCGCCCAAGTCGCTGCACGACATTACCCGACCCGCTCGGAGCCGTATCGGTCTCACCGCCGGCAGTGGTTGACAGGTAGTATGCCGTACCGCCGGTAAGCCCGGTGCGCTGGTTGTTGATGCCGGCTGCGTACACCGTGGCATTATTGCCGCTGGTGACACCGGCCAGCACGAAGCCGTTTGCCTCTTTGCCCTGGGTTGTCGCGTCCGCCTTCCGCACCTTGGGCGTGCCCGAATCATCGAAGACGTTGACCCAATCGCCTGCGGACAGGTCTTCACTGGCCGGCAGAATCTTCGTGTCGGCTCCGATACCTGTCGGCATCAGGCTTTCATCCAGCTTGCCGCCTGAGTCCAGCGCCACCAGGTCGCCGGCCTCACTTACCCCCGTACTCTCTACGGTCGCCTCGACCTCTTCGATAGCCCCGCCGTTTTCTTTCAGATACTTGTCTGCCATCTGCCCGTCTCCTTATGACGCCTTCTTGACTGGAACCTTTATGTCAACAACGATTTTCGTAGCGGACAGGGCCGTCGCCACCTGCAAGACGATCCCCGTGGTTGGTGCGGTTTGGGTAAGCACCCCGTTCCCCGTGACAAAGACCGGTCCCGCCGTCCACGCCCACGCCGGGTCAGTCATCGCCCCGCTGGTGCGCACTGTCAGCGTTGCCCCGGCCGAAGCTGCCCCGGTCGAAAGCCCAAGCGCAGCCCCCGGCGTCGCGGCCGATGGGTTGTAATAATTGCCGTCAGTTTTGACAACTCGACCGCCGCCAATTTCAGCGGGAGAAGTAAGCTCCACAAGGGCCGCGCCTGTATCCCCTACCGCCCCTTTCAGCGTCGATCCCTTTATGCGCTTATCGGCCCCGCCCTGAACCAAATACACATTGTCGTCATCGCCAAGCGTGACAGCTTCGGGAAGGTCTGCTAATGTGCTATCAGGCATCCGGCATCCTCACTCTGTTAATGCCAAGTAATATGCCTCATTTGCCGCAAGTTGCAAGTTTCCACCTTGCGCCAATCTCAACAGGCTCGGATTGGCAGCACGGTACGCCTGCAAGGCCGTGATCTGCGCGGCCTGGGCTTCGGTCAACTGCTTCAACTCGACGACCTCGACAAGAAGGCGCTGAAACGCCTGGCGGACCTCGATAGCACTACGCGGGTTCGGAATGTGAAATGTGTTCATCGCCGCCTGCTTCTCCCGGCCTCGCGCACAATCGCGGTGATCTTCTCGACTGCCCACGGGGTTCCACCGTCACCCGCCAGCGTCAAAAGGAATGCGCGCCCTCGCCCAATCGGCCTACTCGCGTAGCTCCTGCCGGCACTCCACGTCCCGGTGCTCGTCGAAGCCGCAGCAAGAGCCCCTTCGTAAGTCCACGCCGGACTTACACCCCACACCACATCGCCGCTACCGTGTGCTATCACGGCATTCAGCTCGATCAACACACCGTCGTGCAGGTCGTCGCCAAGCGGAAGCGGGCCGACCTCGACATAAGAGTCAAACGAATAGCCGTCATCGTTACCAGCCGACTCGTCGAACCGCCGCAGCTGCCCGTCGTAACCGCCGAGAATTACGCCCGACTGGCCCGCATGGGGATTGCGAACAGCGCATGTAGCGAAAGGATCGTGATTGTACCGAAGCTCGACCGGCCAAAAGGTCTTGCGCGTCCAGTCAATCCACCAGTGCTTTGACCCCCTGCCGGTTTCGTCTGTCAGAAACAGGTGTATGCCGCGCCCCCTCGTGTCGAACTCCATGATAGCACGAGTCTCCCACGTCGCGAAGTCAAGCAGCTCGTCGGGCAGGGCCTCGCGGGACAGTGCCACCGGATACCCGTTGCCGCCCGGGGGAAGTACGTACACGCCGTCGTGACTCAGGAATACAAGGTCTCCCTCGGGAGTCAGGCACCATGCGTCCCGGTCAACAATCCCCACGGTCATACTCAGGTTGTCCAGGCTTCCGCCGTACGCCGGGTCGCCCCTCAGTCGCCACAGAGACGACTCGCAGCCCATGACGAGGTAGTCGTCACTGTGAGGCACCAGGGCCGTAATCGGTTCGCCCGGGACTCCTGCGTCGCTGCTCGTGCCGGCCACGGCGGCCTGCGCATCCTCCTGGGAATAGTCCCAATCGGTCGGGTCACTCTGCCGGCTCACGTACCACACATGCGGCGCGGTCGGGTCGCCTGCCAGTACGAGCCTGTCACGATACCGGCACACCAACGGGCATCCGGTCGGCGCCTGCCCCTCGGAAGCCTCAAGCACCGCCAGCGTGTCGGTCAACGGGTCGTAGACCTTCGGAGCCCGTGCGATCCTGTATGAACACTCACCCGCGCCCCCGGCGCTTTCATCGAGCGTTACGCCGCCCTCGGAGACCGAGGCTATCCGGTACGTGCCGGCAGTGACCGCACCCTGGGCCTCGGAGATTACAACCACGTCGGTATCGGTGTTGATCGACAGGGCCGACCAGTCGGACACTCCCGTCGCCGTCAGGACAAGACCGTCGCCGTCCATCGAGCCATCGGACCCGAAGGCGCGCAAGCCGCCATAGTCGGCAACGTAGAGTTTCTGCCCGATCTGCGTTGCGCTGAGCTGGGCGTCATCCAACAGGTCAAGGTCTGAAACGACTTCCTCTATCGCGCCCGTGGTCGTGTCCCGGTACAGCTTCCCCCCGGAAGAACCGACAACAACCGTGCCCTGCATGATCGTGCCGGCGCTGACGCTGGTGTAATACTGGACCCGAAACACGTCAACCCAGCACGCCCCGCCTTCCTGCGTACATTCCAGCCCGAAGCCAACCCGCGTCCCGTCCTGACTCGCAATGCCCTGAGACAACAACTGCGTTCCCCGCCAGTAGCACTTTACGTTGTCGCCATCAACCAGGACCGTAAACCACCCCGCAGCCGGAGAACCGTCGCCGGCATAGGCCGAAAAACTGTATTCAGTCTCCACGCCGCCAACGTAGACCTTCAAAGACCCAGTAGCGGCCCCGTCGTCGCCCTCCATGACCAGTTCGGCAAGTATTCCGTCCTGAGTCACGTCCGGGGTGTCCGCGTCCATTCTAGCGGCTATTCTGTGCTTCCCGTGGTTTGCCCCATCGTATGGCATGATGAACAGGCCCACAGAATAGGCGTTGTCAGCGTCGATACTCAGGGCATCCCGCACGGCCGCGCCCGACTCCAGGGTATCGTCCATCACGCCGTCGGCACCTGCTATCACCTTCGGAACAGCGTCGGCCCATGCCGCCTGGGTCCACACGTCAGACAGCTCCCCGCCCTCGAACGTGTCGGTCCATCCGGTGAAGCCGCTTTCAGAACCGGACCCAAGGGCAAGGTTCATCGTCGTCAACATCTGCACCGGGTCGCCGGTTCCCATGCGGTCAAGGTGCGTCCTTACGAGGCCGGGACGACTGCCCCCGCGCTCGCGACCTGAAACCGGGTCGAACGGCCGGACATTGAGGCAGTCCGGCGTGGCGTACGGCGGACTTTGCCGAACGCTGGCGCGCCGGTTCAATCCTGCCAGTGGAAACACAATGTCGATGCTTCGTTTCTTCGCCACGCCGGACTCCTTGTTATGCCCCGACCGTCACCGCGTTGAAGTCGCACGAGTCGGCATCACCCTCATTGACGTACAGCGCCGTGCCGTCGCCGCCGTCCGTGTGCTGGAACAGGCACCCGGTTGCATACCCGGTGTCGCCGTCGCTCGGGACGGTATCGCCGCTGGCTTGCAACAGGCCGACCGTCTCGCGATTCGGCGGCTTGATCTTGAGAACCGAACAAATCCTCGAAAGCATCTTGGTAACCTCCTACTGAATGAGATTGCAATCGTCACCCTCACAGATGACGTTCTCAGTTCCGGCGTCAGTCTTGATTACTGCACCGATCACCTTCCCGGCACCTTCTACCGCCGCATCGACCGCGTAGGTGCCGGTTACGCGACCGATGATCTCCTTGCCGGTTGTCGTCAGAACCTTTACGGTGCCGTCTGCCAACGCGTCAATCGTCTTGGCTACGTTCTCCCCCCTCTGAGCCGCGTAGGCAGTAAGACCGGTCAATATGACCTCACGCTCTTTTGCAGAAGCCGCAATTTCCTCTGCCCTATGGCTTGTACCTTTCAGGGTGTCACCGGCTTTCAGCTTCGCGTAAAAGATCGTCGGAAGCATAGGCACCTGTCTGAGGTTCTCCGGCAGATTGGACGCATCAGGGAACCCGCAAACGCGGACCTCCAATTCTTCAAGACCGGTTAACTCCATCAGGTTTTTCAGATCGTTCAGCTTGGCGATCACCGTCTGTTCGAGCCGTAGCGGCTTGCCGTCAGGATCGAGAAACGGCTTGCCGTCAGGACCGTACAGATACCCCTCGTTTTTCACGACGAAGGACATGCCTTCATTGACCATTTCCTTGACGATGGTAGGAATGTTCTCCTGCCCGTTCTCGATCGCGGACATGTAGACGTGCATCATCTCAGGCGTCACAGTCATGCCCGCCGGTTGGTCCGACGGTTGAGCTGCCCCTCCGAAGAGCGGTAGCCCGGTTCTGCATCCCGAGAGAAGAGCGACCACAAGGCCGCAGCACAGCACAACCAGCATCCACAGTATTTTCATTCACCGATTCCTTTCTTTCTGCTTTCTTTCTGTTTGTCCGCACGGCCCAACATGACACCGTGCATTTCCGCCACCTTCTGCGCCGTCTCGTTGACTGCCGACTCCATCGCCCGAATCCAGTCCAGCCGCTCGCCGCAAGCGTTCTCACGCTCTTTCATGCGAGCTTCCAACTGAACCAGCTTCGCGCCCTGACTCACAACCTGCTTTGCAAGCCAGGCCAGGAACGCCGTAGCCAGTGACGTAATCAGAGTCATGGCCGCAGTCGCGATAATGAGCGCAGACTTTCCGACTTCGATAGTCACAACGTCGCTCAATGCGTCACTCCGTTGATTACGATAGGATACGACGAGCCCCATTGACGCCTCGGCAGAACCTGGGCGTTGTCCCTGTTTCCCATGTTCCCGAAGTAGGCGGCCCCCATCCTGCGATCCCGCTGGACGGCCGCGCTGAGAGCACGGACAAACGCCTCCCAATGCAATCCCCGCTCATTATCGGCACGCTGCTCGGCGACCGCAAGGCAGCTCTCGATGATAGCATCGGAATGCTTCATCCCGCCAAGCGGGTACGGCTGCGCGGCCGTCAGCTTCCCTGTGTACGCCTCGTAGCGATACGTCAGGGTATACGTCTTGTCCGGGGTTGGATGCACCAGTATTTCCCAGCGCTGGCCGGTCGTGCGGTCATACGCCTTCGCCCTGCTCGCTGCCACATAGGGCCGCGCCGTTGCATCCGTACCCTGCCGCAGAGCAAGAATCCGCGCCTCTGCAACCACCGGAACGGATGAATAGCCGGACGCCTCGGGAAAGAACAGGTCGCCGACAAGCCGGCCGAAGTCGTCAGGAGCGTCGTACTCCCACTGACCGGCCACAAGGGCAAGCGTCCCGGTAGGCCGCATGAACGACCACTCATAGCCGGGCTCGACCCCTTCGACATGCGGCGGAAAGTAGAACTGCCGCACGCCGGCCTGAACGTAGCCGTCTACCTCGGACTGGACGGCGGCGCTCCATTCGTCGCTGTCCCGGCCGTAACCAAGAAAGCCGCCGACTTCCGCCATGAGATCGTGATAGCCTACCGATAGAGAGGACTCAGACACGTCATACCTCTTTCAGCGAGTGATAGCACGGGGGCCGAAGCCCCCGCGCCGTCATCACATCACATCATCACGCTTCGGTTGCGCCGCCGACCAGGCCGACAGTGCGCCACACGCCCATCCACTCGCCGAACCAGGCATCACCGGCCGCGTCCATCGCGTTCGCCTCAGCGAGCGCAGTACCCGCGGCCTGGAGGCCGGCGGTCACGAGGTCCACGACGAAATCGCTGGTGGTCAGCGTGCCAAGAAGCACGAACCCCTTGCGCTCGCCGAACACATCGCCGTCGGCCAGCTCGCACTCGGCGTCAGCCGCCAGGGTGAGACCGCCGCAGACGTAGGTCACGCCCCCGGTCATGTACTCCTGGTCATCGCCGCCGGCGTTGGGCGGACTGATGAACTCGACGCCGCCGGACTCGTTGCCTTCCAGCAAGTCAGCCTGAGCCTTCGGATTGCCGCTGTAGGCGTACCCCGTGCAGGTCAGGTCCGCAGCCGCAGTGCCGCTGATAGCACTGGTCGCGAGAACCAGCGTGGTCGCGTCCGTCACCGAAGCGACGGCATACTTGCCCGGAACGATGGACCCGCCGCCGTCCTCAGCTTCACCACCGAGAAGCACGACGGTATCGCCGGCACTGATCCCCGTGGTGGACGTGACAGTCAGGGTCTTGCCATCGTCTTTGTCCAGGCTCCAGCCGCCGGTCATGCTCGCTTCGAGAATGCCGGCAGCGACAGTCTGCCGAATACGAACCGATCCACGCCCCTCGAAGCCAGCCTTGACGAAGCGCCCGGCCTCGTCGTCAGTGCCGACCGTGAAGGTGAGCATGTCGCCGATGGTGACGTTTGCCCCCAGGGCCACGTTCACGCCTCGACTTCCGGGCTGATTGATCTCGATGAACTGCCCGCCGGAATGAGCGGAGTAGCTTCGGGCCGCCACCCCGGCGAAAGCCTGGTTGTTGTCGGAAGTCGGGCGCTCAACGAAGTTGTTGCGCCGTCCGTTCCGGGCCGTTGCGGTTCCGTAGTCGGTGTTGTAACACACCGCCTCACCTTCCTTGATAGCATCGCTGCCGCCGTACCACACCCACCCGACAACGCGGTGGCCATCGGCGACATGGGAATTGTTGCTGAAATCCATCTTGTCAGTAACCTTTCTCTGAAAAGGGGTTCACTTCGCCGGAAGCGGTCCGGTCAGGCCCGCCGCCGATTACGAAGTCTGATAGAAAACCGCCTGCTTGCGCGGGTCGGTACACACCATGTTCAGCGAAGCATCCAGGTCCACGCGCCGCACGTTGTGCTTGCCGTCGAGCCGGTAGGGCTTCGTGACGTTGTTTTCCCATCCGGGCATCACGCCGATCTGAAGGAATCGCCAGTCCAGCATGTAGATGGGGTTGGTGGAATCGTTGTCGAGATACGGCGCGTAGGTCAGGGGAGTGCCCTTGAACATCGCCCGGCCGTCCTTCGGCGCGATGTCGTTGCCCAGGTTCATGTTGTTGGCTTCGAGGATCTCCTCAATGAGGCCGATAATGGTATCGTTGGTGTAGATCCCGTTGCCGGTCGAGGCGAGTTTCGGCACGGAGTGACTCACGGGAGACCGGAACTTGATCTTCCGCGCCGCCTGCCGCATGGTGCGAACAAGGTCTTCCTTGCTCACGTCGGCATAGGCGCCGGTGTAGTTGGCGAACCGGGGGTAGTCATTCGTACTGATCCCGGCCCGGCCGTCCGAGAACCCGTCAGGATCGCCGCCGTTGAACCCGGAAGTCGCACTACGGGTAACCCAGTATTTGATGCCGTACGGGGTCTTTTCGTCGCTGGAATCTTCGGGCTTGCCCCAAAGAAGCTCCTCCAGCAGCTCGTAGAGCGAGACGATCATTCCGACATACCGGGTCTTGACCAGGTCAACGATAGCGGTATCACCGCGCTGGAAGTCCTTTTCACGAAGGTCGAAGATGTAATGCGCGTTGATGTGGCGCGCCGCGACCTCACCCTTGACCATCGTATCGTTGATGCTCGATCCGTCCGACTCGAACAGGGCCACAGTGCGGGCACTGTGGTTGTGGTCCATCTGAACCTGAAACTCCCAGTTCTCTCCGCCGGCGAACTTCTTGCGCCGCTTCTTCCACATCTCGCGGACAGCGACGTGATCCGAAAGGTCCGTCTGCATGTCAACAAACGCACCTTTCTTGATAAGCAGGTTCTGAGTCGTCAGAACCGCATCGGGAATCTGGCTGAACTGCAATCCCATCGTATGTTACCTTCCTACTCGGAAATGTTTGGAAACTTTCGACGCAGCTCCTTGGCGACTTCAACGTCGATGTCGCCCTGCGCCTCTACGCGCCGGTTTCCGGGCCGACTGGTAAGCTGCCTCTCGCGCTTCCCCAGCTTCTCGGACACCTTGCGCTGCTCGGACTGTTTGAACTCGTCGGGAAACGCAATCCTGACGGCCTCGTCAAACAGTTCATCGCGGCTCTTCTGAATCCCTCGGGACTCATACCCGCTGGCCAGTACCTGGACCTGCTCTGCGAGCTTGGCCCGTGCGGCAAACTCGTCGCCGCCTGGGTCGATCTCGCGCCTGGTTCCCTTTCCGAGAACCTTCGTCAGTTCCCGGTCAAGCCCGGACACGCGACCGTCGAACCAGTCCGTCATGTCCTGACCTTCGGCCTGCCGCCCGTTTTCGGACAGCTTGCTGATGGTCTCCCGCTGCTCCCTCACGAGGTCTTTGAGGGTCTTGAACCCCTTGACGATGTTCTCGTCATACTCTTCGGGGTCCAGGTCGGGGATCGCATCCAGCGGGTCCGCCTCTTCCTCTTCGTCGGCACCCTCGCCCTCGTCGGTGCTATCACCGCCGCCGGTCCTCTCTTCGAGGATCTGAACGGTGCGCTCCAGCGCGGCCGGGCTGCCGATCTCCCGCGCCTCTTTCAGCGAAAGGCCGGCACGGACTGCACGGGTCAGAAGATCGTCGGAAACCTCGGCGCTCTGCTCGGGGTCATCCTGTTCCTCTTCTTCGCCGACCTCTTCCTCTTCGGGCTCGTCGTCACCGGACTCGTCTGTCTCAGTCGGCTCGCCCTCTGTATCTGCACCATCGGCGCCGGGGGTGCTGTCACCGCCGGACTCGTCTGTCTCGGCCGGTTCTTCTTCCTGTGCGTCAGGCTTTTCCTCTTCGGCCTGGGCCTTCTCAGCCTCAAGCACGTCATCGACGGCGCTGGAAAGGCTTTTCTCCATCGCGCTGTCAACGGTGGTCTCTTCAACCTGATCCTGTGTGTTATCGGCTCCCATATCGCTCTCCTTACAGGTACGATGCTCTGTCAAACATGCCCCGCGCCTTCAATGCGCGGCGACGGTGATTTGCGTCTCGGTACACGGGGTTGCCCTCGGGCGTCACTTCGGTCGGAACGCCTTTCCGGCGAAGGTGGTCCCGAAGATCGCCGGCCTGGTCGGGGTGTACTCCGCTGGCGAAGCACTCAAGCGGCCAGCCCTTTGTCGCCGGGCCGATCCCCCCGCTGGCGTGCTCTGCGGCGAAGTCGCGCTTTGCCGGGCCGTCCGGCGTCCCGATCCGCGCCGGTGCCTTTCCCAGCGGAAAGTCACGCTCGTACGTCTTGCCGTCATCGGTGATGTAACAGTATGTCGGCATCAGCTTACCCCTCTGAACAGTGTTGCGGCTTCGCTTTTCTGCGCGTTGCCAAGAAGCAACTGCGTCAATACCTGATCCTTGCCCTGGCGGGTTGCGCCCGGGCGGTTCACGCGCTCATAGGTCCGCGTGGTGTGCGCCGGCATGCGCGCCGGCTGCGGGCTCCCGCCTCTCGGCTGCTCTTCCTGCTCCGGCATGCCCTGGGCGAACTTGACCAGCTCTTTCAGCTCTTCGGTGTCGCTGTACTTGGCAAGCAGGTCAAGCAGGGCCTGCGCGTCGATGGTGCCGCCCTGTTCGAGAATCATAGGGGCAAGCGGAAGAATGAAGCGCTCGAAGATCATTTCGATACGCTGCAACCTGGTAGACGGGGAATCGTCCTGCATCGAATACACGTCGATGTCGAAATTGTAGTCGAGAAAGTCGCCCTCCCGCGTTTCCTCGCTCCACCTGGTCTTGACAAAGAACTCAGTCCCTTTCAGGCGCTTCTCGATGGTGCGGACACGCACAGGGTCGGTCCACTCGTACCACGCCAGGGACTTGAACACACTGCGATAGAACTTCACAGCGGCGTCCGACATGTCCCGGATACGGGCGCTTGCAGCGTTTGACAGCATCTGATCCTGCCCCACAGTCTCGGTCATGGGGGCCAGCCCGCCAAGCGCATCGAGATTGCCGGCCATGTAGCTGAACAGGTCGCGGGTTTGCAGGAAGAACGCAAGGGTAAGCTGGTCTACGCCGCCGGCGGTCAACTGCTCGGGCTTGCTGCCGGTGTACCGGATGCCGTCACCGTCCCGGGCGTCCTTGAAGCGCTGTATGTCTTCATCGTCGCCGCTGGAAAAGCCAAGCACGGTTTTCTGATTGTCGGCCTGCTTTCCAAGCTTGCGGAACAGTCGGTTCTCCAGGTCGTGAAGATCGCGCCACAGCGACACCGGGGGAAGGGGCAGCACGTTGCCGGGCACGTCGGAGAATGACAGCCGGTGATAGGGCCCGCCCTCCGGGCCGTCCCAATCCACTTCGGCTAGCTTTACCCCGGTCTTGACAGCATACGTCAGCAGCTTGTTTTCGGCCGGTAGCCATACGTCACGCAGCCAAACCTTGTCCCGGTAGACCTCCCCGCCTTCGTCCTGGGTGACACCCTCGGCACGACCGCCGCCGTCGTCTCCGGTAACGGTGTGCTCGTCGGCTTCAAGTTTCTCTGCGCCGGCGAAAGACGGGTTGTTCCTCGCGTCCTCAAGCGAAATCCAGTAGTCATTGCCCTCAAACTGGATCGTGTCGTAGGACTTCGCCGACATATCCACGAAGTAGTCATCTATCGACACGATCTCAGCATACGGCTCGCCGTATCGGCGTCCAAGGTAGGTCTTGCCGTTCCAGCATATGCCGCACTTCACCACGCCGATACAGAACATCGCTTCAAGCACCGCCCGGCGGAAGGTGTCGCCAAGACCGAGTTCGTCCGGGAGCTGGTTGATGGCAAGCTCCATCTCGCCGGCCGCGATCTTAAGCGACGGAATCTTTGTGCTCACCATCACACGGGGAGCGCGGGCTGCGAGCTGGCGAATGTAGATCGTGACGGCCAGCTCAATCAGGTTGACCGGAACGACCTTCTCACTGCCGTCATCGGCATAGTGCGAGCCGACGAACTGGCGCACGGCCTCGACGCGCTTGCGGCGCGGCGTGTCAAGCTGGCGGATAGACCAGTCAACGGCATCCTTCAGTCGGTCGAACTTCGACTTGTGTTCGTTGTCAGGCATCAGACAGGAAGCCCCCATTTCCGCAGCTTGTTGATAGCACGAGCCCACCACGGCACAATGCCGGCCGCGTCACACCGGCCCCAGCGCCATACAGCGACGAAGTACGCGCATGCCAGCTTGAGCGCCAGCCAAAGGCGGCGACGCCTCCAAAAGCCGGTGGTCGGGTCGGCGGCAAGGACGGCAACCAGCATGTTGACCAGGAACATGAAGTCAGCCGCACGCTTGGCCGCAATGGTTCGGGCGATGCTGTAAGACCAGTCGTGAATATCCGCCGCCTCGTGAACCGAGACGCCAAGAAGATTGTCGGGAACGTCGATCTGTTCGGTGCCGGCACCGTTGCACAGCAGGGCCTTGTCCTCGGGGCTCGCAACGACATACGAAGGCGGGGCAAGATAACCGTCGTCGGTGACAGCAACGGACACGAGACCGAGGATCATATCCCGGCGGCGCTGTGCGAGAATCCGCTTGTCAAGATCGTCCATTACCATCCCTCTCCAAGACTGTCGTTCTGCTTTCCGGCAAGTTCAGCGGCTTTGCGAGCGCGCCGCCACGCCAGCGACCCATACGGAGCCTCGGACTCCTGGGGCTCGGGGCTTGAATGGAACTCCGCCAGGCCAAGTGCGGCCAGGGCGTCTGCTATCACTTCGTCACCGTGCGCGGTGCGGGCCCCCGAAGGGTCTTGCGCATTGGCGGACGCGCTGTGCTCAATCACGCCGTCAGGCTTGCGGATGAATTGCAGGCACTCTTTCATGCCCTGATCTGAGCGGTTGATGTAACGGGCGTCGGCCAGCGCGGAGCGGTAGTCCTCAAGCAGCGCCTCGCGGGCTTGTGGATTCAGATAGTAACCGGGCTCGTCGCTGATCTGCTTCGTAACCTTTTTCTCATTTCTGCGAAAGTAGATATTCCCGTAGCCGTCGCCAACCACGCGCTGAGTGAAAATCTTACCCGTTGGCCCGCTGGCATCCCAAACCATGAACGCCTTGTTGAACCACTTGGCCAGCGCGATTGCGTACTCGGCGAAAGGGGTGGGGCGAAGGTGAGGGGTCCGCAAAGCCCCCACCTTCTCCCCGGTGTGCCTGTTCACCACACAGGACACGGAATTGCTGGCACCGGTCCCGGCGGAAATGTCGGTCCCGGTCACGAACTTCAAATCTTCGGCCGGGCGTCCCTCACCGTTCAGCGGTATCCACAGAAGAAGGCGCCCTTTCGGGTTCTCTACAAACCGCTTCGGCTCCAGGCTGTCCCGGTCAAACTCAAGATCACCGATCAAAAGCGGCTCGCGGCAGTAGCGCTTACGCAGCCGGTCGATGAACTTGGGGTCGAAGAAAGGATAGTCAGACCCAAGGAAATCAATGTCCAGCTCCTGGGCCACTTCGGTCGGGCTGACGCACCGCTTGCACTGGTCGTCATACCACGGGCTGCGCAGCTTCGGGTTCTCCTGGTCAAGCTCAAACGGGTATTCGTCCGGGAAATTGACCGTCCGTACGCCGCCCTCTTCGTCCTGTATCTCGACCGGGCCGCGGAAGTCGTCAAGCAGAACCACACGGCCGGTCTTTTCGTCGGTGGTGTACAGACCCCGGCTCTTCTCCGGGTGCTTGCTCCAGTGAAGCCGGATGATACGCGCATTGGTCTTGTGGACAACCTCGTAAAAGGCGTTCGCCGATCCCTGGGGAGTGGAGTTGAACCCACGGCAGTTGGTCGTGTCACGGGTCGCACGCAGCACGCGAAAGCCGTCATTCAGCTCGAAGGCGGCATGCTCGTCAATGAACATCGCGGTACGCCGGTCCCCCCGGCCCGCATCGCCGGTGGTGCTCTCACCGTCAATCACACTGCCGGTATCCGCGTTGCCAAGGTGCAGCTTCTTGCGGTTCGGGTCTTTGTCTCCCAGCCAGCGGCCCTCCGGCAGCAGCCAGCGCGGTTGGTACTTGTGCAGAAAGTCGATCTTCCAGAAGAGCGCCTTCGGGTTGCCGCTCTTGTCAACGTAATCCTCGTTGCGGCTCACAAGCAGAAAACTCAGGTCGCGGGAAAAGTGCCACTTCCATTCAAAGACCGTCAGGCCCATCCAGCTCGCGCCCATGTCACGGGACTTCGGCATCGCAAAGTCGCGGCCGATGTCGATGCACTCGGCAATGGACACCATCGAATCGTCCTGAAACTCGTATGTGATGAACGGGACAACGCTCGGAAGCCCCTTCGACTCGTTGCGGGGATCGTACGTCCAGCAGAACGTGTTGACGTAGAAAAGCTGGTCGGCAGCGCACATGCGCCGAATCTCGGCCGCAGCCGCCGGGTCCGTGCCGGCCATTGACAGCATCTCGCGCCGAAATGCGACATTCGCGTCGAAGTCCTTAGGCACAAGGTCGTAGTACGGGCACTGAGTTGCTATCATCGCAGCGGCCATCAGGGCTAGCATTCGTCCTCCCCGTCGAACTCGTCAAAGTGATTGGTGGCGGGGGCGGGACTCGAACCCGCGACCTGGAGATTATGACTCTCCTGCTCTACCGACTGCGCTACCCCGCAAAACATGTCACGCACCTCGCGAATGCGGTCAATCAGGTCAACC